CTATGTTTAAAGACGATGAAGGTTGGTATAGTTTTATAAAAAGCTGGGATATTGATAACGAGCCTTGGAAGAAAGGTTCTTATTTTGATTTCTTAAAATATAATCTAGATCAACCAGAAGAGATGGCTAAAGAACCTTTGGCAATGAACTATCATATGGATTACAATGCTCAAGATTCAGAGTCCCCATTGGATAAACTTGCAATTACTGTAACAATGTATGTTAATGATAATTATGAAGGTGGAGAAATAAGTATTTATGATCCAATTTCTAAAAAAGTTTATTCATATAAGCCAAAGGCGGGTGACATAACAGTATTTCCATCTGGCATGGACTATTTTCACGGAGTTCTTCCGTTTAGCGGTAATGATAGATATTTAATAAGAACTTTTATGGAATATAGACCAGAAGGAACGGAGTACTGGTTTAAGAAAGTAGAAGAGTATGGTTATGAAAAATGGATAGGCATGGAAAAAGAACGACTGTCTCAAGGGCGTATAGATGGAGTAAATCTAAGAAATATCGTGGCTCCAGGAAAAGATCCTAGAAATTTGCGTCTTCAATCTATTTATTTAGATGAAGATCCAATATACATAGATGGAACTAAAAATGTTTAAATCAAAAGAAATAATGCCAAAGGTAATGGTGTATCGGGATGTTTTTGATGTAGACTACATAATGTCAATAGTTAAAGATACCGAGCAAAGACATGACAGCAAAAATATTACAGAGTGGCGTAAATGGCTACATCTTGGTACAATGGCTAATGAGATAGGTAATGATAGGCCAAAGTCTGACCAAATTGTAAATAATGAAGATCCTGATTCTTTTGAATTTAAAGAAAAAGAATTGCAAAGAATAGTCAGAGATGCTTATAACAAAGTGGCAAAGGACTATGTTAGCAATTGGAAAGATGCAGAAGGTTGGCCTGACTGGATAGTATCTTGGGATTTAAATGATGAAAATTGGGGAACAGATAGAATTAATATATTAAAGTATGATCCTACTCAAGGTACAAACATGAATGCAATGCATTATCATACAGATAATCATGAGTATGAACATGGTCGGGGAAGTAAATGGACTTTAACTGTTACTATGTATCTTAATGATAACTATGATGGTGGAGATATTTCTTTTCTAAATGAAGAAAATGGAGAGGTTATTGATTATAAGCCAAAAGCTGGTGACATAACTGTATTCCCATCATTTGCACCTTATTTTCACGCAGTAAAAAGAGTTGATAATGGAAATAAATATTTGATAAGAATGTTTTGGCATCATAATTATCCAGGAACACCTGAATGGCTAGAGCAAGAAAAGATATACGGGCAAGAAGTTTGGGCTGAAATGGAACAAAAGAGAAAAGAAGATGGTCATAAAAATCAGATATATAGCAAGTATAGTAAGTATATAGTTTGGCCTGGACAAGAAGAAGATAAAAATTCAGAATATACTGCATTTTTTGCAACACAAGATGCTAGGAGGGTATCTAATGATTGGTGATGAAGAGTTGGATGAATTTAAAATTTGGCTTAATAACGGTGTAGAACGTGGCTGGATATCAAATGTCCAATGTGCTACACATGAAGGTATTAATCCTATATCAGAAGAAGAAGTCAAGGAATGGGAAGAAGGCGGAGATCCCTGCCAATTTGTAGTTAGGATTTTAGAATGACAGATAAGCCAGTAATTGAATTAATTAGTGAACTTACAGAGTTTAATGATATGAAGGCATACATGAATGATCCAGACTTGGATTATGCACTTGATCTTATTATCAAACTTATTTCTAAGCCTGACGTGCCATCAACTAAAGCTCCCGACCTTATTGTTAAGATGCAGGCACTTGCTGCTAAATTTGCAATCATGTCACGTTACTACACCACCTTTGAAAAAGGCGGGGAGAATTCAAAAAAGAAGAACGTATATTACACAGCAGAAGAAGCAATTAATAGACTAGTTGATGCCCTTAAGTATTCAGCAAGATTTGGAGCATAATGAACATATTTAAAATTTTTCATAAGCACAAAACAGAAGATGTAGCATGTCCATTTACAGGTAAAACTTATATTATGTGCACTTCTTGCCAAAAGAGAGTTGGTGTCCGTAATGGGTAGAGATGTAATTGCTAATTTAAAATTTCAAAAGCCAATAGACGGAGGCTTTGATCCCGTCAAATTTGCCAAGATGTATGAGGAGGCGGTATTAAGTGGTAAAAGGCCTAATGAATTTACTCAAAAAAAGACTTTTAGCCCTAGCTCTGTTGGTTATGGTAATGGTAATTGTTCTAGATATTGGTTCATTGCTTTTACTGGTGCAGATTTTGAGAACGAAACCGATGCTATGGGTGTTATTAATATGGATAACGGTACGTATGTGCATGATAGAATACAGAAAGTTATGGCTAAAACGCCAGTATTCAAAGCAAACGAAACAGAAGTTACACATGATGATCCTCCAATTAGAGGATTTGCAGACACGTTTATTGAGTGGGATGGACAAGAAGTAGTAGGAGAAATTAAATCTGCTAAGCAAGAAATTTTTGATATTCGTCAAGCAGAAATGCAAGGGCTTCCATATCACAAGATTCAACTTCTTACATACATGAAAATTCGTGGAGCAAAGCAAGGCTTTTTCTTTTATGAAAATAAAAATGATAATTCGTTTTTAATCATTCCTATTAATATGGATGAAAAAAATACAGAATTGATTAACGGTGTTTGGGATTGGTTAAGAAAAGTTTATGCTGCTTATGAAGCAGGCACTTTGCCAGAAAGAACATTTACTAAATCTCAGTGGGCATGCAAAGGCTGTCCAGTAAAGAAAACTTGTTGGGCGGATAAGAAGGATCTGGGCGAAGTATACATAGAGCCTTTGGTGCTGGAAAAATGAAAAAAGCTTTAGCATTTACAACATATAATAGAATTGATTACCTTTCGCACACACTTATAAGTTGGCAAAAAGTATCAGATCTTAATTCATGGGATATACACTTTTATGTAGAGCCTAGTGATAAGTTTGAGCAAGTTTTACATTTAATTCAAACTTTTGAAGAAACTATAGGGCAGCCTGTATATATTCATGCAAATGAAAAGGTTATGGGAACAGGCGGTAATACTTGGAAACTTTTTGATGAATTATTTTCTATGTATGATTTTGTAGTGTTAGCAGAAGATGATGTTGTTGTATCCAAAGATATTTTAAAATATTTTGATACTCTTGAAAAAATGTATCGTGATGACAACGAGATAGCCATTATTTCAGCTAATACAAAGTGGCATACAGAGGATGTGTCAGGTGTTGTTCGTGAGCAAGGATTCAATGGACTTGTTTGGGGAACTTGGAAAAAGTATTGGGATAATTATTTTGGACCTAATTGGGACAAAGATTATTCTTCTGACCCAGTTCACAATGGCTGGGATTGGCATTTAAATCTTAGAATTATGCCAAAAAATAAATTGAAAAATATAAACCCTTTGGTATCTAGGTCTAACCATATAGGTATTAACGGAATGCATTGTGATGAAAAAATATTTGATATAACACAGTCACCTTCTTTTAAAGAAAACCATGAGTGGCAGTGGCTTGCGGAGGTTAAAGTATGAAATGCTCATATAATAAATGTAATAATGAATTTGAGCCAAGAACTCATAACATGAAGTATTGCTCTGATGAATGTTGTAGGACTGCTACTAATGAAAAGTTAAGAGAAGCTTATTATGAAAAAAAGGCAAGGTTGGCGGGTAAGAAAAGGGTCTGCAAGGCACAAGGATGCAATGTAATCCTTAGTAGATACAATGCTGACAAGATATGCGATAGATGTGCGAACGCTAAAAAAATGTTAGATAGAAATCAAATGATAGAGATGATAAGAAATGTCACTGGCAAAATTAGCTAAACCTAAAGGAACTAAAGTTCTGGGTATTGACGCAAGCACCAATAGTTTTGCATTTTGTCTTATGGATGGAAAAACCCCTGTAAAATGGGGGGAAGTCGAATTTGCTGGTGCAGATGTTTATGAAAGAATTCTTGATGCCAAGAATAAAATAAAAGCGTTTAAGCATACGTTGGATTTTGACTTTGTTGTTATAGAGGCAGCAATTTCTGTAAAATCTGTACATACAGGAATGAAGATGGCATACGTATTTGGTGCTATAATGGGAGAGTTACTTAGTGAAAAAGTGGAGGTTGTCGAAGTTCATCCAATAACTTGGCAGTCATATTTGGGTAATAAAAATTTCACTAAGGCTGAAAAGCAGAAGGTGAGAGATGATTTTCCTAATAAATCGGAAAATTGGTACAAAGGAAAAATTAGAGAGATTAGAAAATCTCGAACAATTGACTTTGCGAGAACACTGGGAATTAACACTGAAAATGATAACGTCGCTGATGCAGCGGGAATAGCGTGGTATGCAGTAAATGAAGTTGTATGATAGTAAAGACTGGGTTCATAAGAGATACGTAGTCGAAAAGAAAACAGTGCTTGAAATGGCTATGGAAGCTAAATGTTCACACATGACAATCCAAAGAGCCTTGGAACGCTGGGGATTTATTAAGAAACCTAGAAAATGGACTAAGGGTGACAAAAAGTAATATTTGTTTTAACATATTTCATATACCTCAGCTAGGTAAAGACTATGCTAGAAGGTTTGCATGTTATATAAATTTAAAACAGATTCTTTCACTTAAATATAATAATTTAAATAGTGAAACAATAAAGATACAAAATTCAGATGATTATGATAAGTTTGTTAAAAACTATTATAAATTAAATGTGCGTGATCTTTTGACCTATGGAGAAATAGGTTTATGGGCAAGTAATTTAGTGGCTTTTGACAATTTTTTAAAAAGCGAGTATGATTACTTAATGTTGTTAGAAGACGATGTAGTTCTTTATAATAATTTTTTTGAATTGTTTGAAAAATATGTTGAAGAATTACCTGAAGACTTTGATATTTTTTCTTTGCATGTAAGGGAAATGGAGCATGTTAGATTTACAGACTTTGAGAATCAAAACTCTGTAGTTCCACTCTACCAATGGTGGGATACAGGAGGAGTTCTTTTTTCTAGAAAAGGTGTTGAAAGAATATTAAAAGCAGTTGAATTAAATGGAATTGATTGTCCAGTTGATTTATTTTTTTATGATTGTAAAATAGAAGGTGATGATTATAGTGCAAAAGAGCCAAATGCAACCGATAAAGTTGTTAAAAAATATAACTTTGTATCATATGGCCTTCATCCAAAATCTATCCCATTAATGTATAAATTAGTATTAAAATCAAATATTTGGGAATTGCCAAGATTGAACTTTAACGAAAGGTGATAAATGAAACTAAAGCCAGTATACGCAGATGTAGATCAATTTAGTTGTGATGATCTTTATTTGCATGCAACCTCAGCACCCTCAGGTCATAGAATTTGGAATACGTGCCATGGGATAGCACAAATGCTTATTGAAAAGAATATATCTTATGGTGATTCAGCTCTGTCACCAATTAGAACATTTGCACAATCGGACGGGATTGAGCAGATCAAGGTTAGAATTGATGATAAGTTAAATAGAATCAAGAATAATCAAGGCTTTGCTGGTGACAATGATATTGATGATTTGATTGGTTATTTAGTTTTGCTTAAAATTGCAATTGAAAAGGGTAGAGAGTAAAAATGCCGCATTCTGATGGAGCAAATAAAGGTTGGTCTTTAGACAAGATTAAAGAAATAAATCCTAAAACAATATTGGATTGCGGTACTGGATCAGGAATATACTCTGACATTATTAAAGAAAACTTCCAAGACTCGATAGTTTTGGACGGGATTGAAGTCTGGCAGCCTTATATTGATGAGTATAAACTAGAGGAAAAGTATAATAGTTTAACTAAAATAGATGTAAGAAAACATGATAATTTTGATTATGATTTGGTAATTTTTGGAGACATTCTAGAACATATGTCCAAGGAAGATGCTCTAAAACTTTGGGATAAAGTATCAAAGCAGGCTAGATATGCGATCATAGCCATACCTATTATTCATTATCCACAAGGCCCATCTTTTGGAAATCCTTATGAAGTTCATGTAAAGGATGATTGGACAGTTCAAGAAGTTCTTGATTCTTTTACAAATATAGTAGAGTATAGTGTATTTGATATTACAGCAGCGTTTCTTGCAAAATTTGATTGACAATAAAGTAGAAAAGAGTTATAATTAAGTATGGCTACATATGAATATGCATGCATTGAATGTGATAAAACCGCAGAGGTAAAAAGAAGCATGAGTGAACCTGAAACAGTTCCTCCATGTCCAAATTGTGGTTATGGCATGACACGTGTTTGGAATGCCCCAGGAATTCAATTTAAAGGATCAGGATTTTATAAAACAGACAATGGATAATGAAATAGAAGTTGCAGGTCAGTTTGACCAAATGAATAAGGTTGTTGAAGAGTTGCTTAAAGGCAGCACTTCATCGCAAATTGCTAAAACAACTGGATTGACTCGTGTTCAAGTTGACAACCATATACAAACATGGAAATCTTTAGTTCAAGATAACAATGCTATAAAAGCAAGGGCTAAGGAAGCTTTGGCAGGTGCAGACGAACATTACAACATGTTGATTAAAGAAGCTTGGAGAACATTGGAGCAAGCAGATTTACAAGATGCTTTGCCTGTTAAAACTCAAGCATTAAAACTAATCGCTGATATTGAAGCCAAGCGTATTGACATGTTGAACAAGGCGGGAGTTTTGGAAAATAATGACATGGCAGATGAGATCCTAGAATCAGAAAGAAAGCAAGAGATACTTGTTGGAATACTTAGAGATGTAACATCATCATGTGATCATTGTAAATGGGAAGTTTCAAAAAGATTGTCTCAGGTTACTGGACAAGTAGAAGCTGTTGTAGTTAATGAGTGATTTTGATATCTTTTTAGATGCTTTGAGTGGTGATGAGTTTGATGAAACTCCAGCCACACTAGAAGACTTTGTAACTAAAAAAGAATATCTTGGATTGCCACCATTGTCTGAATTACAATACACAATGATTAAGGCATCAACTCAAATTTATAAGCGTGATACTCTCCATAGAATTTATGGGGAAGTTGAAGGCGAAAAAATATTTAAACAAACTTGTAACGAAGTTATCCTACAACTCGGTAAGGGTTCTGGAAAAGACTATACATCTACCATTGCTTGTGCTTACATGGTGCACATGCTTTTATGTTTAAAGGACCCAGCAAAATATTATGGCAAGCCTCCAGGCGATGCTATTGATATTATTAACATTGCTATTAACGCTGTTCAGGCTAACCGAGTATTCTTTAAAGGTTTTAATCAGCGTATTGAAAAATCACCTTGGTTCCAAGGAAGATATGTTGCTAAGGCCAACATGGTTGAATTTGATAAAGGCGTAACCGTTCACTCTGGTCACTCTGAATCGGAAGCATGGGAAGGATATAACGTTATTGCGGTTATCCTTGATGAGATTTCGGGATTTGAGTTGGAATCAACTTCTGGTCATGCCCAAGCAAAGACTGCATCATCTATTTATAAAATGTATAAGGGATCTATTACATCTCGTTTTCCAGATTTTGGAAAACTTGTGTTGCTTTCATTTCCACGCTTTAAGAATGACTATATTCAGCAAAGGTATAATGAATCTATAGCAGAAAAAGAAGTAGTTCTAAGGCATCATACATTTAAAGTTGATCCAGATCTTCCTGGTGGAACACAAGGAAATGAATTTGAAATTGAATGGGAAGAAGACCATATTGTATCTTATAAGATGCCAAGAATATTTGCATTGAAAAGACCAACATGGGAAATTAACCCTACAAGAAAAATTGAAGATTTTACAGCAGCTTTTTATTCTGACCCAATGGATGCACTTATGCGTTTTGCATGTATGCCACCAGAAGCAACAGATGCTTTCTTTAAAAACCGTTCAGTAATTGAAAAAGCATTTAGCAATCCAAAGCTAAATGTAGATGAGTATGGCAGATTTGATGATCATTTCCAGCCAGACCCAGATAAAATGTATTTTGTGCATGTTGACTTAGCTCAAAAGCATGACCATTGTGCAGTAGCACTAGCACATACGGACAGCTGGGTTACTATGAAAATTGGAGACAAGTACAAGGAAGCAGCACCAAAAATCATAGTTGATGCTGTACGTTTTTGGACCCCGACTGCATCTAAATCTGTAGATTTTACTGAAGTAAAAGACTATATAATTAGTTTAAGACAGCGGGGATTCAATCTAAAAATGGTTACATTTGACAGATGGAATTCTCACGACATGATGCAACAGTTGAAGGCACATGGAATTAATACTGAATTGCTTTCAGTTGCTAAAAAACATTATGAAGACATGTCTCTTTGTATTACAGAAGAGCGTGTCCTTGGACCACAAATTCAATTATTGATTGATGAACTGTTACAACTGCGTATTGTAAAGGATAAAGTAGATCACCCTAGAAAAGGCTCTAAAGACCTTTCTGACGCTGTTTGCGGGGCAATCTACAATGCTGTAGCACTTACACCAAGAGATCTTAATGGAGAAGTTGAGATATATACTTATTCTGGTGTATTTGCAGATGAGTTACAACAAATTAAAGAACAGTCTGATGCTAGAATTGCATCAAGTAATCAAATTAGATTGCCAGAAAGAAAAGAAATGCCAGCAACATTAAGAGAGTTTATGGGAATTGAACAAGATGAAGATGATGCTGAATTTGAAGTTGACAGCATGAGAATCCTGTAGTAGAATACAGACATGATAGCAAACGGAACACTTAAAACAATTGACGATGGTGAAGATATTTATGTTTCACTAACACAACTTTCAGAATACTTTACTGCATCAAGCATTAAAATGCGAGATGAAGCAAGAGAAATTGCTGGGCCAGATTACAAATATGCACAAGGAATGGTAGATATTATGTTCACTATTGCTAATGAAATTTGTGAGTTTGGTAAGTTTGAAGCACAACGCAGAATGATTGAAAGTCCAGAAGATTTGTTTAGAATGATTGACAAAGCTAATGGCAATAGTGTAGAATAAAGCAAGTAATGGGATGTAGCTCAGTTGGCAGAGCGTTCGACTGTTAATCGAAATGTCGTAGGTTCGACCCCTACCATCCCAGCCAAGGTCCGTTAGCTCAGTTGGTTAGAGCGTTGCCCTGTCACGGCAAAGGTCGTCGGTTCAAGCCCGATACGGATCGCTTGGATGTAGTGTAATGGTTAGCACAAGAGCTTCCAAACCTCTTGGAGTGGGTTCGATTCCTACCATCCATGCCAGTTATTAACCCACTATAAGAAAGAGTATAATTATGAATATGATGGCAGAAAAGACAGAAGAAGTTGTAGAAAAATCTTATGTACTTGGACCACAAGATCGTTGCGATTCTTGTTCTGCTGAAGCACTAGTATGGGTTAATGGAGTGGCGGGAGAACTATTGTTCTGCGGTCATCATTACAAAAAGCATGAAGAAAAACTTAAAGATTATGCATTTGAAATTATTGATGAGAGAGATAAGCTAATACAAAATAGAGCAGTAGGATCTGAAAACTAAATAGTTTTGCTCCAATAGCTTAATCTGGTTAAAGCATTAGTCTTATATACTAACGACTGTAGGTTCAAATCCTACTTGGAGTACGGGATAGTAGCTTAGTTGGTCAAAGCCCCGAACTCATAATTCGGTAATCGTCAGTTCAATTCTGACCTGTCCCACTTATGATATAATATATTTAGCACTCGCCGATAGGGAGTGCCAATCTAACTAACTTGCTGAAAAGGAGCTAAGTAAAAATGACATATCTAAAGAATAACTACACATACACAACATACAATACACAACACAATCCATTTACCCCGCTAGAATCGGTATTTAATGACCCATTCTTTTTGGGATTTGGAGATCAATTCCATCGCTGGACTACAAACAAGACATCATCATCAGCATTCCCACCTTATAATGTAAAAAAGGTTGATGAGGATAATTATATTGTAGAGTTGGCAGTCGCTGGCTATGATCGTGAAGATATTGATGTAACAGTAGATAAAGATACATTGATTATCAAGAGTGAACGTGAAAATAATGATAAGGCTGATTACCTTCACAAGGGAATCGCTGGACGTAATTTCACTCAAACATTTACACTTGGTGAGTATATGATTGTAAAGTCTGCTTCACTTGATAATGGGTTGCTTACTGTTAAAATTGAACGGGAAATCCCAGATGAAGCAAAGCCTAGACAAATCAAGATAAAGTAGGGTATAATATAAGTAGGTCGTGAGCGACACACCTTAGGAACATGGATATAGTTACGAATAACCAACTCCCGTGTGACCAGAGTTCTGCGGAGGACTACTTGGGCAGACGCCATTCATAGCAGTGGAATATTCGCTCACGGCCCTTATAATTAGGGGATAAAATGATTTTCAAAGATATGTCTAAAATAAAGACAATAGGAAAAGAAATTTATGTATATGAAAATTTTTTATCAATTGAAGAATGCGATAGCATTTATAATATTTTAAAGAACATGCCTGATGAAGAGTGGCATACAAGAAAAGATTATCCAATTCCCGCATTTAGTAAAAATCTAGATGAAACTAAAATTATTTTTAATAAATTAAAAAATGTTATTTTAGCATATGATGTTTTTTTAACAGAGTCTTTCGTTAAATTAAACAAAGGTGATTTTTGGGGAGAACATTCAGATAATGCTGATTTTGAAGAAACGAGAAAAAAGTCTTTAACATTAAAAGATAACGAACCATTTGAGATTGTTGATAATACAGCTTAT